CCCCGAAGCAAGTCCAGGCAATGGTAATTGGTATGTAAAACACTATGCGTCAGGGTATGATGTAGTAGGGTTTGATTCCTATGAGGAAGCTGTAGAAGAATTAAAGTATTGTATGAAGCAAGGTGTGGCGGAAGGTTCATCACAATCACGACTACAACCAGGAACTCAGGTAATGTTATGGCTGGGTCCAAGAGACATGCTGCCAAATCCTCCACGAGATGATAAACGGTATTGGGACCGAGGTGTAGTGGTTGATGAGCCAGAAATGATGACTGGAAGTTGGCAAGTTTTAGTAAAATCAGAACGCAAAGGTCAATCACCTATTAGTCCTGGACGTGTGTTTGTTCTTAAACAACAGGATGTGACGGAAATGGACAGTCAACCGCCACAAGGTCGCATCAAGTCTGATGGTACACGAAGTCATAGTACATATGGTTCAAGAGACGGGCATAGTATGACCGGACCAGAATTCACTGGTAAAGCAACTACTCCCAAAAAAGTGATTAAAAAAGGCACAGACATTTTGGATCGAGCATTCAAGGACGCAGACAAAAAGGATCCCAATGATCCCAATTGGAGCAAAAAGTACAACAAGGATGTAGCCGAAGGACAGTTAGACGAAATCAAACAACGTTTAGATCCCAAATGCTGGAAGGGCAAACACAAAGAAGGCACCAAGATCAAGGGCGGAGTTAGAGTCAATAACTGTGTGCCCAATGAAAGCACAGACTATGCTGCACAAGTAAATAGCCTGTTAAATGAATTTGCCGGTGGCGTGGGCGCAGGCAGTTTTGCCTCTGCTCCGGGCAAGATGCAGAATCCAGCTAAAGTGGGCAGTTTGTTTGGTGGTAGTTATAGCCAAAAGAACAGTCCGTTTAAAAAGAAAACTGCCAAAAAAGAAAGCATGATAAAACGCAATGGACTTTAAAACATTATTGAGCCGCATTGACGGCATTGCCGAAGCCGCTAACCCAGCGCAACAAGCAGCCATTGCTGTCAATATGAAAAAGCATCACCAAAAGCCTAAAACAGAAGGCAGTATGAGTGATGCCGAACATAATCCACGTGGTGCCAAATTTGGCGGCTACTGGAAGGGCACAGATAAAAATACTCCTAAGCCAGGTATGGGTGTTGGTGGCGAAAGCAAGCAGAGTTTATTAAAAGACTTTGAACAAGAACTAAAAGAAAATCCCGGTCGCCAGGTGAGCCGTGATCTAATGCGCGAGTATAGAGAATTCGTCAGCGAGTACGGCGGTGTTGGTGGCTATGGTGCTGCAAGTCAAGCACCACAAGGCAGTAACCAAAATCCCGATCCTGCACAAATGCAACAAAAAGCAGATCAATCACAGATTAAAAAGAGTACAAATTTAATTGCACCAATGATGAATGCACAAGGCGCAGCTCAACAATTGGATAAAACAAAATTCAGTGATGTAATGACCAAATTGGATGCAAAAAGCAATCAACAATTGCCAGCAACCGATATCAAACAACTACAACCTCTAGCAATAGCAGCAAGTAAGGCCTTACAAAATCCGCAGACAACAACCCAATTAAAACAAGTTATTAATCGAGCTGACCAATTGGATCAGCAAAAGCAAAAACAAGTACAACAAGCACAACAACAAGTGGGCACAAATGCTCCTGCAGGTCAGCAACAACCTCAAAGCAACACCCCCAGCAACCAACAACCTCCAGTCGGAGCCGCAAAATGAACTTATTCGACTTAACTGAAACCAAAGCGAAAAAACAAACAGTCAACGAAGGCATCGAAATTGTCTACGAAAAAATAGACGAAGACTATGCTGGTATGGGCGTAGGCGGAAACAATTACGGTGGACGTGGAGGTGGTGCTGGTGGCGAGACCAGTCCCAGAAACAATCACAGTGTTATTGGTTCAGACGGAATAGAAATAGACGAAGCACAAGATGCTTGGCACAGTACCGATGAGTGGCACGGCGACGACACTGACGAGTGGCATGGTGGTGCAAGTGATCGTTGGCACGGGCAAGGCGATGCTTGGCACGGCATGGACGAAGCTGCTCCCGATACTGCCGCTAGACTAAAGCACAACTTGAAGAAGGGTGGCTTTGACATGGATCGCTTTGAAGCCAAAATTCGCGAGATCGAAGCACGCAATCGAGAATTGGCCGATGAATTTTATGCACGCCATCCCGAACTAGATGATAGACACAAGACTGTAGACGAAGATGATGGCATGTTTGGTAGTATAGGCAGTGATGCCGGAGCCGCAATGGGTGCTGCAACTACTGCTCCAGAAAATAACATGAGTCCAATTGGATCAGGTACTGTGGATGAAGGCCGTGATGATGAAGTGGGCTTTGGCGTCAGTAGCGAACGAGCATACCGCGCAGTAATGGCTCAATTTGGTGATTACATCGACCACCGAGACAATGGTGTTATGTATGCTCCACAAGAACTGTGGGGCGCAATTGAACAAACTGCATTTGACGCCGATGGAGTAGGTGCCGAGGAAGACTCGGGCATAGACGAAGATCAATACGGTGGTGGCTTTGGTGGTGGAAGCATAGGTCCTGTCACCGACAGCACAAGCCCAGTGGGTGGCGGTGGTGCCGGTGTGGCGGAAGGTGATGTGGTGGCATTTAAACGTCCGGTTAGTCAACCCAAGACAAACCAGCAACCACAAAACTATCATGCAGCACTAGAATTAGCCGGTGATTGGTTTTGGTTAGAGCAAGGCCCAATGGCACACGAAATGGGAACTGCCAAGGAACGCAAAATGCAACGATTGGCTGCCCAAAAGTTGGTTGCACTCAAAAAATTGGGATACTCAGTAGATTGGCCTTTGGACGACGATGATTTTTACGGCGTTGATTTAACATACATACCCACTAAACAGACCTGGCGTATTGATGCAGATAATTTAGGTGAAAGTATGCAAGGTGTAGTGGAAGCAGAGTTTGAGCCACACACTGCAAAGTTTGGTAAACAAGTATTGGGCTATGGTAAAGGTCGAGACGAGCCTGAAGGTCACAACAACATTGAAATACAGATCAATGGTCGTACTTGGAAAATCTTCCCGGGTGCAGGTCCAGAAGGCAGTAAAGCATGGTTTGAACAAAAGCAAAAGATGCGTGAAATGTGCAAACGTAAAAGTGCCGAGACTGGTAAAGAATGGCGTATGTACATTACTGGTAGACCCACAACAGAGAGCGTGGCCAAAGCCAAAGAAGAAGATATTACAGAAGATATATACGAGAGTAGACTTTATAAAATGAAACTAGCAGGATACGAGATCAAATGAACGAAGAATTACAAAAAGCGGCACGCATAGCATTTGCCACAGAGTTTAGCTTTTACTTGAAAAGTCATTACTTTCACTGGAATGTCGAGGGCATTCACTTCCAAGAATATCATGCCTTATTTGAAACCATCTACACCGAAGTATATGAGATACTGGATGAGTTTGCCGAAAAAATTCGTAGCCTGGGTGCTTATGCTCCTGGCAGTTTAAGCAAATTAAGTATGCTGGCACAGATAGAAGATCAAGACACGGTGCCCAGCACACATGAAATGGTGTTAATGTTGTTGGAAGATAGTGACAAAGTCTGTGCACTATTAAAAATAGTGTATGATGTTGCTGAATCTGCAGGCGAACATGGCTTCAGTAACTTCTTGGCCGAGCGCATGGATGCTCATAGAAAACATTCGTGGATGCTACGCAGTAGTTTAAAATAATGCATTTATTTGATTTGTTTGAAGAGGACGCTACCGAGGGTAAAATCATACACCCGGATAGAATTAATCTTTATCTAAATCTACGCAAGCCCAATGCCCGACCAATTCAAATAGCACACAACATTCCTTATAAGGCAATGGATGCAGTTATAGCAAAACTTGTCAGCAAGTATTCCGACGTTGAAGCAGACATGTTTGAATTTAGACCCGCTAGGGCTCTAAGAGAAGAACAAGATCCCGCAGTTGTGGAACTGTTAAAGAAAATGAATTATCGCATGTGGTCTAAAGGTGATGGCGAATACATGATGACCTTTAAAAACACACAGCTTGAATTCAACAGTGCCGGAGTATTTTATAACGGTCCACCAGTGAAAGGGCCCAACGGTGTCAAACCCAATTTTGGAATTAAATGGCGTCATGATCCCGAATGGTATAGTCCAAGGGGAGAAATAAGTTTTGAACATGCTTGGAAAATGGGATTATTTCCAAATATTCAAGGAATGTATCCGCTTCTTAAATCAATGGACCAAGGTGGCACAAACCCTGAAACTGTAAAAAAGATTAATCAGTTAATGATACAATCTGCTATTGGCTATGTTCGCAGTCAAAACACACCGGTCAATGAAGACAGTGGTGAGAATGACTTGTATGCCGCATACGATAAAATCTTAATCGACTTATGCGATGGTATTGTAAAACATCAAAAGCAAGACAGTGACCGTTATGGTTTAGTTGCTGCCGCAGTAGTTGATCCTGAGCACAATGTGGTATATGGTATAAATCATAAACTAGCCAGTGGTAAGCGAGTACATGCAGAACGTGCCGCAATGGCAAATTACATTAAAAAACATGGTGCTATACCCGAGAATAGTGTTATAATAACCACATTAAGTCCTTGTACGGATGAGATGCCGGATCGTAAAGGTCCCAGCTGCACAGAGCTATTAAATGGCAGTCCAATAACCAGAGTCTATGCCGGTTACCGAGACCCCAGTCAAACACATTTAAGTCATGATCTTTTTGACGTTGTTTATACTCAAGACAAACGTATTGAAGGTATTTGTAAGGACATAGCAGACTGCTTCTTGGATGAAAGTGCTTATACTGATCCTGCTAACTATAGAGGTGAAAGTATAACCGAAGCCAAAAAGCGTAAAGCCAAAACTCTAATTGATGGTATGATCAAAACATTGGAACGTCAAGGACGCACCAAAGATGAAGCTATTGCGGATATTAAAAAGCAAGTGGACACACAGTTTTATGAAAGCATTGATCACTTGGTGGAAAACTTTGCCGATGGTAAACATCCCGGACGCAAAGGTCTTGCTAAACGTAGTGGTGTTAATACCAAAGCCAGTGTAAGTAGTCTACGTAAAACTGCTAAACATAGTACTGGTGAAAAAGCTCGTATGGCACATTGGTTGGCTAATATGAAGGCTGGCAAAAAGAAACATGCCAAAGAAGCTGTAGATGAAGATGCTATCAATGAAATTGAAAATTTACAATCATACCATTATACCGGTGGTAAAGATGTGTTAAAACATCCTATGTATACCGATCCCAGAGCAGTAAACCAAAAGAATATAAAACCGTTGCCAGGTAGCAGTGGATTAAATTATGCCACTATTGATAATGGACGTTTGTTAGAAATAAGAATATTAGATCAATCAGGGCAAGAAGCCATTGGACAATTGAAATTGCTGCGGGTAAGTTTTCCTATCGATAATGCATACCAAGTGAGTACTGTCACAGTGGATGAAGATTATCGAGGACGGGGCATTGCCAAGTCCCTGTATGGTGTTGCACTAAGCATATTAAAAATAACCTTGCTTGCTGGATCACAACAAACACCCGGCGGTAAACGTAATTGGATGAGTCTAGCACAAATTCCCGGAGTTGAAGTTCGCGGCTATGTAGAATTGGAAAACAGTGATCTTAAATATAAAAAGTTACATAAACAAAAAAATGCCAAGGATCTCGCAAGTGCAGAGAGAAGAAACACAATAGTTGATAAAAATATTGATATTGTAATGGGACGATTGGGCGGTGACTATCTTGGAGACGACGAAGATGGTAATATGATTTTTGCTTTTGATGTGGTGCCCGGTACAGGATCATTGATGCCAGCAGTAAAAACCGAATTAAACAAACTCTATTATAGTGAATACGATATGTTGTACGTAACTGGATTGTATGCACAGTGGCGTGGTGCATAAAGTGTGCCGCAATGGTTAATGAAGCTCCGCCTGCCAATTCGTTGATGCCTATACATAAAACACGGAAAGTAGTATAGCTCTTCTTCTCCATTTGTCCGTGTTGCAACGGCACTAAATATTTATATGATCACCCAACAACAACTATTCGAAGTTATAGCCAAAGCTGAAGACTTGGATCCAACGTCGTTGACTTTGGAAACCAAGTTAAGTGATTTGGGTATAGATAGTCTTGCCAAAATGGAATTGATATTCCACGTTGAAGATCAATATAAAATTATGCTACCAAGTAACGAGCTCGATGTTTCGACATTGGGCGAAGTTTTGGATTTGGTCAACAGACACCTACCTTAGGACTTTATGTCACGGTGTGCCCGGCTGCTGGGCCGAATACTATGGGAGTCGTGCCCCGGAATGGTATTCTAAAGTGAGCAATTTACTCTTGCATTTTTACAACAACTCCCGTATAATACAATTTTAGGAGTAAACATGAGCGACTACAATCGTACATTTAACGGTGATGCAAAGATCAAACTAACACAACTGATCAACGAAGGTATGCAGGTACTACAAGAAGTTGAGGACCTAAATACCGGGCTTAATGAAACAATCAAAGCAATTGGTGAAGAATTAGAAATTAAACCTGCGACATTAAAGAAAGCAATTAAAATTGCTCATAAAGCACGACTAGGTGAAACCAATAGAGATCATGACGAATTGAACACAATTTTGGAAACGGTTGGTAAAACACTTTGAAGACTATTGTTCATACCTGTAGTAGCGTATTGGTAAGGCCCAACGGTATAGTACGTTATATCAATAGTGTAATAGATCTGCAACGCAGTCTAGGGCATCGAGTTATATTTGTGACTGATGCCAAACCCACACAAAAGATCAGCGCAGACAAAATACTTTACGTCAATGCCGAATCCGCATACATTCCCAATATGCGTGACGATCATGTGTGGTTACAGGTTTCGTCTCGGGTTGTATCACAAATTGAGCAGGCATTTAAACAACTGGATGTAGAACCCAGTTTGGTTATTGCACACGACTTACACAGTTTTCTAGGTTGTGAACGAGAGTTCAAGGATGGCGTTTTTGTACAACACGAAAGTGATGTAATGAACAACGACGGACGTTACAGTTTCTTAAGTGACGAATATTTGCAACAACAGATTGATGTTGTGAACCGTACCGAATGGCGAGTTGGCATGTGTGCTCCTTACAGTCATCAAATTCAGCCCAAACGACCCGTTTACACTCCGCCACCATTTGTGCCACAAGGTACAACAGGGGCCAATCAAACACGTGGATTGTTATACATCGGTGACACTACCGATCGTAAAGGTGCCAGAGAATTCATGGCCATGGCACAGGCATTGGCAGTAACTCCAACTGTGATCACACACGAGCCTGATGCTGAATTATTTGCCGGTGCAGATGTGTATACATTTGGTCTTGATCAACGAGACGAAATGTTCAAACTGATCAGCGAATGCCGTGTTGCTTTTGTGCCCAGCAAGAACGAATGTTTTAGTTTGGCTATATTGGAGTCGGCTCAATTCATTCCCACAGTGGTTGACAGTCAGTATCAATGGACTGAACATGTGGCGGACTTGGGTGTACTACGTGCCACCGGTGCCGAGTTGTATGCCGTAATCGATGCCGAATTACAAAGCACAACCAAATACGATCGACGTTTGCTCGACATTTGGGCCCGCAACAGTATTCGTTTTTGGACCAACTTGACCACATGATAAAAAATATTGTCGACTACATACGCATAGACTGGCAAAGTAATCCTAGACGTTTTTGTTTAGAATTATTTTCTTGGGCCTGTGCCACCGGTAGTGCTGTAACTTTTGCCTTGACTGCACCCAATGTGCCATTTGTTCCATTGTACTTTGTTTACATATCGGGCACAGTATCTGCGGCATGGTGTTGTTATACACGTGGCAGTTTTGGCTTGATGGCCAATGCTGTTTTTATAGCCACAGTTGATTGTTTTGGTCTTGCAAGATTACTAAATATTATATAGAGTCGTTGGCTATACCAACATGCAGAGTAAGTGTAAGCTCTAAATTACACAAGGAGTTAGTATGAGTTACGTAGATGCTCTATTTGATCGAGCAAAAGATAGAATTCACGTTGTTGAACGTGTTGACGGCGAAAGAAAGTATAAAGAATACGCTGCCGAGTATGTTTTTTATTACGACGACCCCAAGGGCAAACACCGCACTATATTTGATACTCCGGTTTCAAGATTCCATACTAGAAACAGTAAAGAGTATCACAAAGAACTAAAAGTAAATTCAGGCAAACGTTTGTGGGAAAGTGATATCAATCCCATATTTCGTTGTCTTGAATCAAACTATCTCGGGGCTACCTCGCCCCGATTACATACTGCATTTTTTGACATTGAGGTAGATTTTGATCCCGAAAAAGGTTATGCACCCACAAGCGATCCTTTTAATAAAATAACAGCCTTTTCCATTTACTTGGATTGGTTAGATAGACTTGTAACTTTGGTGGTTCCACCAAAGTCAATAAGTTGGGATACTGCTGAAGAAATCTGTAGCCGATTTGATAACTGTTTTCTTTTTGAACGTGAAGAAGAAATGATCGATACATTTCTTGAACTAATACAAGACGCAGATATCTTAAGTGGATGGAACAGTGAGGGATTTGATATTCCTTATACTGTGGGCCGCATTGTACGTGCCTTGAGCCGAGATGACCTAAGACGTTTGTGTTTGTGGAATCAAATGCCTAAAGAGCGTACATTTGAACGTTTTGGTGCAGAAAATATTACATTTGACTTGATTGGTCGTGTGCACATGGACTATATGCAACTGTACCGCAAGTACACATACGAAGAACGACACAGTTATAGCTTGGATGCTATTGCCGAATACGAACTAGGCGAAAGTAAAACGCCTTATGAAGGAACTCTAGATCAGTTGTACAACAAAGACTTTCCCAAGTTTATCGAGTACAACCGACAGGATACAATGCTGATTGCAAAATTTGACAAGAAACTACGCTTTCTTGATCTTGCAAACGAATTGGCACATGATAACACAGTATTACTGGCCACTACAATGGGTGCAGTGGCAGTAACCGAGCAGGCGATTATTAACGATGCTCATCAACGTGGTATGGTAGTTCCTAACAGAAAGGGTCGTGATGACAAAGAACAAACGCAGGCCGCAGGTGCCTATGTTGCTTATCCCAAAAGAGGTATGCACCGAGACATTGGTGCGATCGACATCAACAGTCTCTATCCCTCGGCTATTCGTGCCCTTAACATGGGACCGGAAACTATCGTCGGGCAACTCCGGCCAATAATGACCGATCTCTACATCTCGAAAAAGATGGAAGAAAACGGCGGAAACTTTGCCGAAGCATGGGAAGGTTTGTTTGGCAGTTTAGAATATACTGCTGTAATGGCAGGCGAAGTGGGTACCGAGATCACAATAGATTGGGAAGATGGTAGAGAAAGTGTACACAGTGCCAAACAGGTATGGGACATTGTTTTTAACAGTAACCAACCTTGGACCCTGAGTGCAAATGGTACTATATTCAAATACGACCGTAAGGGCATTATTCCTGCATTGTTGGAACGTTGGTACGCCGAGCGTAAGGAAATGCAAAAGAAACTCAAGGAAGCAGAAACAGATGAAGACAAAGCCTATTGGGACAAACGACAGTTGGTCAAAAAGATTAATCTTAATAGTTTGTATGGTGCTTTACTCAATCCTGGCTGTAGGTTTTTCGATAAACGTATTGGTCAATCTACCACACTTACCGGACGAGGAATTGCCCACCACATGGATTCGCACGTTAACGAAGCCATTACCGGGAAATACGACCACGTAGGTGATGCTGTCATATATGGCGATACTGACTCGGTTTACTTCTCGGCCTGGCCCATGGTTCGAGAAGATGTTGAAGCCGGACGCATGGAATGGAACAAAGACATCGCTATACAGTTATATGATACCATTGCTGACAGTGTAAATGAATCGTTTCCGGCATTTATGGAACGTGCATTTCATTGTCCGCGAGAGATGGGTGCTATCATCAAGGGCGGACGTGAGCTTGTGGCATCAAAAGGTTTGTTTATTAAAAAGAAACGCTATGCAGTGCTCATCATAGACAAAGAAGGCAAACGTCTAGACACACACGGAAGCCCAGGCAAGGTAAAGGCCATGGGTTTGGACTTGAAGCGTTCAGATACTCCCAAAGTAGTACAAAACTTTTTAAGCGAGATCTTGATGGATGTGCTGACCGGAGCCGAACGTGAAGCTATTATCGAAAAGGTAAAAGAATTTAAGATTGCATTTAAAGAGCGACCAGCCTGGGAAAAAGGCACACCTAAACGTGTAAACAACTTGACCAAGTACACTGCCGAAGAACAACGATTGGGCCGAGCCAACATGCCCGGACACGTCAGAGCAGCAATGAACTGGAACAATCTAAAACGTATGCATGGCGATAACTATTCTAGTGCTATTGTGGATGGTATGAAAACTATTGTATGCAAATTAAAGGATAATCCCCTAGGCTATACCAGTGTTGGTTACCCCACTGATGTGCTACACATCCCACAATGGTTCAAAGACTTGCCGTTTGACAATAGTGCTATGGAAGGTGCTATTGTAGATCAAAAGGTAGAAAACTTACTGGGTGTTCTTGAATGGAAGATAAAAGAAAACACGGACATCGGTAGCACATTTGATAGTTTATTCAGCTGGGGCTAACATGAAGTTGTATGACTTAGTGAGTCTCAAAGAAGCTCTTAAACGAGAATTTGATACCGAGTTATCGATACAGGAGCTGACACGTCTACGCAATCGCATTGCGAATATTAAGTTACAGGTCAATGACTTGGATGCCGAATACGAGCAATCCGTAGACCAATGGATTGCGTATTACGACAACTTGATCTCTAAGATTAATTCTCCAATGGTTGAAAGCCAAACAAGAATCAACGAGATCAACGATAGGATAACCGAACTGAGTCACAAATTGTTTGCCGACAGTTTTGTAATCGAAAGCAGTCAAGTCGACATTGACTTTGTTCGTGCTAATCGTAAAATTTCTTTGCCCGAAGACATGGAACAAACAGTCAAGCAACGAATACTGTTATACACTAATTGGCGTTATCCAGCATTGGAAATAGGTTGTAGAGACGGTGAATGGACACAGTATCTAGTTGCTGCCGATCCACTATATATCACCGATACATTTACAGAATTTTTAGACAACGCCAATAGTCAATTTCCCGGGGCATATCAAAATAGATTAAGAAAGTATCAGTTGAAAAATTATGACTTTTCTGCGTTACCAAAAAATCAATTTGCGTTTGTGTTTAGCTGGGGGCATTTTAATTTTCTCAGTTTAGATACCACTGGACAAATACTAAAACAACTTAGAGAATTAATGAGACCGGGAGGGGTATTTTTGTTCAGTTACAACGACGGGGATACTCCGCAGGGAGCAGGCATGGCCGAAAACATGGCACAGACTTATTTGCCAAAAAGTCTATTAATACCCACTTGCGAGAGTTTGGGGTTTGAAATACTAAATGATGCCAACTTGGGTCCAAATGTAACTTGGTTAGAAATTAAAAAGCCTGGTACATTACACACAGTCAAGGCACATCAAGTATTAGGCGAAGTAAAAAGAATACAAAATTAATCAAAAGCATTGACAGGTCTAAATATAACTGTTACAATTACACATCATAGGAGAAACCATGCAAGATTATTTAAAAGACATAGTACAACACACAACTGGATTAGGTAACATTGATCTAATCAAGGTCACAGGAACCGACACAGAAACACTTATTAATAGCGTAAGCGAAGACCGTAGTGTTATTTTAGAAGCCAAGTTTAAATCAGCACACCCCGAGTTTATCGGCACATTTGGTATGCCAAATCTAGGTAAACTAAAAACAATTTTGAACATTGACGAGTATCGTGAAGATGCCAAGGTTTCTGTTAACACACAAACCAATACTGCCGGCGAAACAGTGCCCAGCGGCATTCACTTTGAAAACAAAGCCGGAGACTTTAAAAACGATTATCGTTACATGGAAGCCGGTGTTATCAATGACAAACTCAAAACAGTCAAGTTTAAAGGTGTAAAGTGGGGAATTGATTTTGTTCCAACAGCGGCCAATATTCAAAGATTGCGTTTTCAAGCAAGTGCAAACAGTGAAGAAACAACATTTACTGCCAAAACAGATGCACAAGGTAATTTGCATTTTTACTTTGGTGATCCAAATACCCATGCTGGTAATTTGGTATTTGCCAGTGGACTAAGTGGTAATTTTACAAAGACTTCGTGGCATTGGCCTGTTAACGTGGTGTTGAGTATTCTTGCATTACCTGGAGACAAGACATTTAAAATGAGTGACGAAGGCGCAAGTAAAATCACTGTTGATTCAGGCTTGATTGAATACGACTATATCATCCCTGCACAAACAAAATAATGTCGGGTATAGCAGATGCTACACTGAAATTTTATCCTAGAGGTGCAGATGCAGGTGTTATAACACATACCTGCAATGCTCCGCATAGGGTAGTTAACATTGATACCACAGGATCATGTTATGTTTGTCATTGCGAAGCATGGTTGCCTATTTCAGTGGGCAATATTTTAGACTTTACAAGTTTAGAACAGATATGGGATAGCGAAACTGCCAAAGAATTACAACAAGATGTTGACAGTCAAAAATTTACTTATTGTGCGGTTCGACATTGTGGAGTTGTAAATTACAATATTGACTTTGCTCACTATCAAATTGGAGTCAACATTGACGAGAGTTGCAATCTTGCTTGTCCCAGTTGTCGTAAATCAATGACCAATCACACACAAGGCGAAGTATTTGATCTAAGAAAAAGTTATGTTGATCATTTGGTAACTCTTGTAAACAACTTTGACAAGCCGTTGAAATTGATAATGAGCGGTAACGGTGATCCACTAGCCAGTTTAATAATGCGTCCCTTGGTGCTGAACTGGCAACCAAAGAGCAACCAAACTATCAAACTGTTTACCAATGGGTTGTTAATGAAGAAGTTGTTGCCCGACAGTCCGGTGTTACCTTCGATTCGAGAATTTCAAATCAGTGTCGATGCCGGCAGTCATGATGTTTATCACGATGTTAGACGTCCGGGACGATTTGATGTACTACAAGAAAACCTGCAATGGTTATCGGAAAATAGAAAAGGGGCCAGAGTAGATTTGCAGTTTTGCCTTCAGGCCAGTAATGCCAACGATGTTGTAAACTTTGCCGACATGTGTGATCGTTACGGATTCAATGGTAATATTGTCAAATTGGACAATTGGCATACATTTGACGACTTTGATCAGCGCGATGTAGTTGATAATAAAACACATCCGTTACATACAACAGCAATGCAACAACTAAAATTGGTTAAAGATCGCCGAAGCATCTGCATTAATTCATACCTATTGGATTTAATATGAACTGGTTAGACCATTACCAACACAAAGGACATGTATTTGGCGAATGCATGAGTCATCAAGACAGTGAGTTAATGTATGTATATATTCCCAAAAATGCCAGCTCGTGGACCAAGCCCAACTTATTAGATTGGAAATGGGAGAATTACAATTATCACAGGGACAATTTGTATCACAAAACTGCTATAATAGTGTTACGTGATCCTGTAGATCGTTGGGTATCGGGTATTGCTGAATATATGTATCTTTACCATAAACACTTTCGACCAAATGCATCAATGCCAGTTGCCGTACTGGATTTAATATTTGATAAAATAAGTTTTGACGATCACACCGAACGACAAATATATTTTATCGAAGGACTTGATCTAAATAAGTGTATATTTTTTAAATTTGAACATGACTATAGACACAAATTTAGCCATTTTCTTTTTACACAAAATATGCCAAATACTTATGCCAACTACGAGTTTCAACATGTCAGTGAACAAAATCTCGAGCGGCGAAGATGGAAACAATTTATTCAGCACCAATTAGAAAATTCTAAATATATGTTTCAATTAAAACAATATTTCAAAGCCGACTACGAATTAATTAATCAAGTAAAATTTTATGACCCAGGACAACCTAACACTTAAACAACGAGACTACGCAGTATTTTTACCGGCCATCAGCGGGTTTTATGCTACATTTATTGGACGACAACGCACAGAACAGTATGTAGATCCTGCACGTTTTCCGCAGGGCTTAACTGATATGGAGCAACTTAATTGGCTTAACAGTCAACAGGCATTGTTTCCGTATAAATGGAGTTTGCATTCGGGCGGACATGCCAACTTGGATTTGACCAAGTTTGTCAGCAGTGAGGAAATGATACGTACACGTGAAGCGGGTACTGTAATGATCGGAGACTCAGGCGGATTCCAAATTGCCAAGGGCTTGTGGGAAGGCGACTGGAAAGCCAATTCAGGATGTGCAGATGCACAAGGCAAACGTGAAGCAGTGCTTAAATGGCTCGACGGCATTGCCGACTATGGCATGGGATTGGATATTCCCACTTGGGTAGTGCGTGACAAAAATGCCAGTGCCAAATGCAAAATTACCAAGCACCAAGAAGCAGTTGATGCCACAAGATTCAATAACGAATACTTTATTGCAAATCGCAAAGGCGTAAAAAATGGTGGTGCCAGGTTCTTGAATGTGTTACAAGGAGCAACACATAAAGATGCCGAAGAGTGGTATCAGACCATGAAAGACTATTGTGATCCTGCACGGTATCCCGACAAGCATTTTGATGGTTGGGGCATGGGTGGACAAAACATGTGTGATGTACATCTTATATTGCATAGATTAATTACCATGAAGTATGATAATTTATTGCAAGAAGGCGTACATGATTGGATGCACTTTTTAGGCACAAGCAAATTAGAATGGGCAGTATTGCTTACAGTTATTCAACGTAATGTACGCCGATACATCAATCCCAAATTTACTATCTCTTTTGATTGTGCAAGTCCGTTTCTGGCAACTGCCAATGGACAAGTATACTACGAAAACTCATTTCCATTAAATGGCAAATGGAGTTACCAAATGAAGAGTTGTGTCGACGACAAGAAGTATGCCACAGACACACGTAAATTCAGTACGGCATTAAAACAAGACTTTCCAAAAGAATTTGGTACGTTTGAAGACAGTCCAGTTAGTGATATGTTACAGATGAAAGATATCTGCATATACCGGCCCGGAGATCTAAACAAGAACGGCAAAGAAGGTCGAACCAGTTGGGATAGTTTTAGTTATGCATTGTTAATGGGGCATAATGTTTGGATGCATTTGACAGCAGTACAAGAAGCCAACAGACGTTTTGATGCGGGCGAGTATCCCGAAATGATGCGTACTAGTGTCACTGGCGAACGTTTTGAAGACATTGTAGAAAGTATATTTGCAGCGCCTACAAAAGAAGCCAGTATGGAGATTATTGAAAAGTACGATAGATACTGGACCGAAATCATTGGCGGACGTGGGTTTACTGGCAAGAAACAACGTAATGCAATGACAACAACCAGCAACACCAATGTTTATGAATTAGAAGTAGATCTTTCTAAACCCAAACTAAGCAAGGCCGAAGCTAAGGCCAAAAAACAAGCAAAGACACCAAAAATCAACACAGCAATCTTTGAGGAGTAAGTATGGATCGGTTAACCGAATTACAAAAGAGACATGCCGCATTGGACAAACGTATCGACACGATGGAGAAGACCGGACTTTATGGCGATACTGTTTTGGGAGAAATGAAGAAAGAAAGGTTGCATTTGCGTGATGAAATTGCTATACTAGAACAACAACAAACACATGCGGACAAAGAATGAACAGACAAGGGCACGAAACTGCTAGTTTCTTTTTTGGTAAGGAAGTAGAACATACTCCGGCACTGGGACTGGATACATTATTTGTAGTTGGAGTTCAAAGCACCGACGCAATTGCAAATGCATTGTCTGGGACTAGTCGACAAATACAACATATTTTCTTTGGTGCGAATCACAGTTTTGATCCGCAAACTCCCGAAGAATGGGACTCCTGGGAAAATATGATCACATTCTTTTTGGCTCGCGGCTATTGGTGCAGTTTGGATATTCCCATCGGCGCAGTTGAACAGTTCAACGATGGCGGATTAAACGACTATGACAATTTTATTCCGCAGATAAGAATCCCAATTCCTTATATTAAATTATGGAATTATAATACCATGCTTAAAATCGATGACAAGGATTTTGCAGCAACCAATCCTGGTGTGTGGACACATAGTTTACATAACCTAAAAGACCGCAACGTATTCACAGATTGGTCCGAATACAAAAATGATCAAGTATTATGATATTACCAGCAGAAAGAATTATAGTCAGCTTAATTAGAAATTTAATCATCGGACGACAACTGCCCACTAATCAACACGGCGAAGCAGGACGTGCTGCCGAAGACTTGTTAGAAAGCATTGGAGTTCCTATCAATCGAGGGCCAGGTTGCGACATACAAGAATTTGACTGGGAAGTCAAAACTCGTAACGACAGTGCTACCAGTGCACAAACTATTGCCACTATACATCCTAGAGATGTTGCTGCTTACCCGTATAAGCAATCACCTATTTACACAAAGTTTAGAAAACAACTTAGAATCACAACATCCACACAGAATACCATTGATAATACTATTATTGCAGTTGATTTAATTGATTTTGATCAACCGCATGTGCAGGATCTAATAGAAGCAGCATACGAACATGGCCGACGACAGATCATTGCCAATCCCGATATTGGCTACACACAGTACGTGGGCTATTATGGATACTTTGAACAAACAAAACAAAGTTCCAAGAACTATGATTTTAGACTCAGCGACCAAGACATGGATTCATTGATTGCATCTGCAACTTCAACATTTGGGACTTTATTTTCATGAACCAAGAACAAAGAGACACAGTAGAACGAATTAAAACTGCCGCTGGACGTACAATATTTGTAACGTTTCAAAAGGAAGGCATTCATTGCTATCCAGCTGCCGCAACAGACCCACAACTAGCAACAGGAGATGAATATGATGTATCGTTTTTGGGCACTCCTCATCGTCATATATTCCACTTTAGGGTGGCAATTGATGTATTCCACAATGATCGAGATATTGA